ACACACCAACTGTACCAGCTGGGAATGCATCCGCGTTTGTACCTACGTTTGTTACTTTTACGATAGTTCCGTCTACACCAATTGCAACAACATCACCGTAAAAAATGTTAGCAGCATAACCGCTAGCAATTTTTAATTGACGTGTTGAGCCAGCAAATTGCTGACCACCAATTAGATTGATAGGACGAAGACCGTATGGGGCTGCTGTAGTAGCCATATAAATCTCCTTAAATTATTTACCTTTACCGAACGATGTTGTCGTGCGTTTATCTTTAAATAAAGGCATACGAGCATCGTTCTCTTTCATGAAGCTGTTGTCCACTGCCTCAGTTTGAGCCTGAGTTTGCTTATTATAATAAGCACTGCGTTGGTCAACGAACTCCTCCGGGGTTTTACATAACAATAATCCACCCACTTCTACTGAATCTTTGTAGCGTGAATCTGGATTTGTTAATAACTGCATTTCTGGATGGTCTGCCAATTTGACGGGCTCCCAACCTTCTCGCATTTTTGAAGAAACGTTCATGGCATCTGCTTGACCAGCCATACTAGTACGAACCCAACGATATGCCCATCCCGGTTGTTTAGTGAACTCAGGCAATAATCCTGCCGGTGCCCATTCTTCATTCCGTTTAAAAGCTACATCTCGAGTTTCTACTTCGCGGTTTTGTCTTGTATCAACCATTATCTGTTCTCCAATTTAATTGTCTCACGTGCATATTGTTCAGGCGTTAATCCTAACTTCTTAGCCAAGGCTAATTGAGTTTTGGATAAATGTACTTTTTTTGGCGCGGTACTACGCGAAGCCGAAGCTACAACGTTCGACGGTCTAGTGCGTTGGGCGGGTACATCATCGTCCAGCGGGTCATCCTCAAAATATTCGGGGAATCTTTTGCGCATCGTATTATCGATACGGGTGTAATACTCTGTTGAAGTGGCATCTACGCCACCCCTAACTAGCTTCTCATGCAACCCCAAAGCGAGGCTAGTCATTTCTTCATCTGTACCAAACCAACTGTTCTTATCTTGCCAAGCAAGAGCTTTCCGGTCGGGTTTTGGCACTTGGGGCCGTTCAGGTTGTATATTTACATGATAATCCTCGTCTTGTAAAGCATTATTATGCTGTAGTCGATAATTATTTGTTTGTGTGAGTTTATATTGCGCCTCATTCATGCGTTGTTGTGCATCAATAATCTTGTCTGTATCGCCTGAGTCATAGGCTTCACGGTAATCTCGTTTAGCCATGTCCAACTCATTAGATGCAGATTTCTTAGCTACTTCTATATAAACTTGTTCACCAGATGTTAGCGATGATTTTAATCGTTTATTTTCTTCTACAATTGCTTGGGCAAATCGAACTGCTTCTTCACGTTCCCTTGCTGCCGCTTCTTTATCACGCCGTTCGTCATGGTAAACTTTAGTAAGTTGTGCCATTCGTTTTTTAACGCCATCAGAATATTCCGTTAAGTCGTCTTTTTCTAACTCTTCAACTATTTCTTTTGGTAGTCGTTCCCGATTACGGTCTTTTACGGGGGTGTCATCTACGACATCAATTTCAATATCGGCAGTGTCTGTCGATACTTTTACATCGTCTTTACCAACAATATGAACTTCCTTTTCATCTGGAAACTCAAAATCATCATCAAACTCTGGTTGTGCAGCCATATATTTCTCCTATGCGCCAATAAATTTATTGGCTTTGCTACGGTTCTCGCTAACTGGTAAAATTTGTAAATTACTAAGTACATGTAGTCCACTTACTTGTTTTCCATTTAATGGGATGATATGGTCTACCTCAAACCCTTTAAATATCTGACAAAACTGATACATTCCTTGTACTTCTACCTGTTCACCTAAGTTCATTAGCATATCACCGTGTTGTATGCGACCTTGTCTACGCCGTACTCTGGCAATCTCCTTGGCCGAATTATTTGCGTAATATTCTCTACGATATTCTAAGTTAGCTTTTCTGTCTTTGTTTATACTTCGTAACGTCGCTAATGCAAAATATTCTGCGCTATAGTATTCAGGATTATTTTCACGTGTTTTCATTACCGCAGTAGTACACTTTTCTTTATTAGCTGCGTAGTACCGTTGCTGTGCCGCACGTGTTTTGTCTCTGTTCTTCTCACGCCACTTAGCTAAATAAGCGTTCCTAGCCTCTTTAGATATCCAGCCCATATTACGCCCTCGAATATCCACGAGGGTCGTCTATTACCCCTTCAATCGTATCGTCGTTCACCATCCTGAACTCTCTTCCGTGAATTTTAAAACGAGTGCCTGCATATGCACGGGTAAGGACAAAGTCGCCTTCTTTACACCACGCACCTGTAGGGAACTTCGCTTCTTCTTTGTAGCATAGGTCGCCCATTTTTAGCACGAACAATACTACGGTACCATTTTCTTCTATCCGTTTAGTAGAACTGTCTTTAATAATCCCACTTTCGTACTTATCATCAGCTTCAGGGACTGCACACAAAATGCGATATCCTTTTGGCTCTGGTAGTTGCGTAACTACTTGTGCAGGTTCTTCGGGCTGATTTAGCACCGCCGATAAATCTACTGCTTGCGCCAGATTTACTTTACTCATCGTCCATCTCCAGATTTTTTGCGAGGTCTGATATTAAAGACTGTGCGGTAAGTAGACCTCGAACCATACCGACAGCTTGTTGATAGGCACCAAAATCCTTGGCTGCACCATCGCCAAGAGATTCAATAACTGCTTTGCGACGTTCTTCGATTTGGCTTAATAAAATGCCTAACGTACCGTCTATCATTTTTTAGGTTCCTTTTCTTGGTTTTTGTTCATAACCATTTGTTGGAAATTTAACTCGTGTTGTCTATCTGCTAATTCCTTCTGGTGTGATAGCTGGTCTTGCTTATGCCCATGCTCTGCTCGCCCTTTTATCGCTTGTGCCCCAAGTTTCACACCTTCTAAGGTTTGTTTAGCATTTAATTCTTTTTCAGCTTTAACTGCATCAAACCCTAACTCAACTCCACGTATAGTCTTTTTGTCATCAGCGTTCATCTGTGCGATACGTTCTGTAGATGCAATCCGTTCACGTTCAACTTTAAGTCGCTCAATCCCTTCTTGAATATCTGCATCAGTTTTCTTGTCTTTAATACTGACTTCTTTATCCTTAATTGCAAGCTCTTGCTGTTGCATTTGAACCAATGGGTCTTGTGCTTGTTGCTCTGCTTGTTTTTGTTGTGCTTCGGCTTGGCTCTTTTGCAGTAGTTGTTGTGCTGCAGTTGCGGTTAATCTGGCAATTTCGGCTTCAGCTTCTTCTGGTAATGGTAAATCTTCTTTTGGAAGCTCCACACCTAACTCATCCTCTAATTGACGTTTATACGCAAAAGCAATATGTTCGTTTAAATGAGCATACCCAGCGGCTACAATGCTTTGTGCTTGCGGGTTTTGCCCAATAAGTTCGGCTAGTTTTGGGTCTTGTGAGAACGCTAAGTGCACTTTAATGTGCGCCTCGTGGTCTTGGTGCTCAAATGCTTTGACTGGTTTACCATTAATGATGGCCATATTTTCTGTAACGGGGTCACGTGGTTTCTGGTCGTCAGTTGTTGGGATTAACTTACCAATGTTCTTAATGCCTAATACCTCAAGCATTTGTCGGTTAAGTTCTGGTAAGTCGTATATTTGTGGGTTTGCTTGCGCCATTTGCATGACTGCTTGGTACTGAACCACTTTTTGGCTCATCGTAGCAGCGTTAGGGTCTGATACAGGTATCACCTCTACCATATCGTAATCGGCTTGTTTAGCTTTGCGGTCACCTTCTTCTGGCTCGTAGCTATACTCTTCTGGCGTATAGTCACGAATAATACCGGCCAATAACTTGAACTCTTGTTTCATCGCATAGTGAATACGCGCTTGAACTGCGCTCATCACTTTCAATGTCCGCTCAAGAATAGCTAAGGTTGTGCCTACTGGTGAGTTACCTGACATGTCAGATACTTGAATATCTGCTGCGTTAGCAAATGAACGACCATCTTGAATGATTTGGTTCATCAACCCCATCAATACTTGTGATGGTTCTTTATACGGTAACGGTAGTATGTTGTCACGGATTGTGCCACTAGGAACGTCAACGTCACGGAACTCTGCTGGCGCAATCGGTGTGTCGTCGCCTTTAATACGTAAGCCACGTGATTTGAACCCGCCCGGAAGGTTAGATAGTGTACCTGCGTCCACCAACTGACGTAACAACATCGTACCTGACTTAGCTGCAGCGCCAATCAGATGAATTAACCCAAAACAGTAAAATCCAAAAGCCGGTATGTAACCGTAGTGCACGAAGTGTTGACGCTTCTGTTTAGTTTTATCTTCGGGGTTCCAGTTACGGCGCACTGCTAATATCTCGCCTGTACCACGTTCTAATGTCACTACATATGGAAGGGCAATACCTGTAGGGTTACCTTCTTTATCTTCATCCTCATACCCCGGAAGGTCTAAGTCCACATGCATTTCTAGCACTCTGAATCGGTCGTCCATTGTAGCGTTAAAGCCCATCTTCTCGGCAATCTTCTTCTCTACTTCTTCAATAGAGTGTGTTGGCTCGCCTAAATCAATGTCTCGATAGAATCCTGCTACCTGCAGTTTACGTAGCTCATTCTCAGTCTTGCGCATTACATGTGTAACTCGTGCAGCAGTCTGCAAAGTTGATGCGCCATATGGAACCACAATGTCTTCCGCTGGAACATATACAGCTACTTGGCGTTCAATACTTGGGTCATAGTACACCTTTTTAAAGGCGTTGCCGCTTAATCCTAGGCCCCATAGGAGGCGTTCTTGTTCTGGGCGATACTCTGGCATTGCCTCGGTTAATTGATAGTTCATATCGTCTTTAACCCGTACCGCTGCTTCTGCTTTCTCTTTAGTTTCTTTACCAATGATAAGCGTCTTAACTGGCCCCGCTGCTGGAAATGTCTCCATCATGGTCTCAGCTTGGAACTTAACTAATGCCTCACTTAACAATGGGTGAAACACACTACACGCACCGGGCCACGGCTCGGTACGGTCTTCTATCTTCATACCTAATAACTCAATACCGTCAACATAGGTATCCAGCCACTCTTTACGTGACGCTTCGTCTGCGTCGTAATCACCTAGCAAATCGCCTGATAGCTCGGCTAAATCACCTTCGTCCATAAATTCAGCTAAGTTAGCGTCAAAATCATCTGGACCTTCGGGTTCTGGTTGTAGCACAATGGTCATGCCCCCCGCAGTAATTGCCATGCTTTCCGGGTCTTCTACTTCAATCTGAATATCCGGCTCATTATCATCCAATGACTCTAATCCTTGCGGGGCGGTATATACGCTTTTGTCTACATTGTTTGCCATTTTTTATCCTTGCGTTTCAATAGTTTGTAGCCATTCCGCTACTTTAAATATTTCAGTTGACTTATAAGCACTTTTGATGTTGTTAGCTTTGCATGATATTACCACGACATTTCCAATAACGTAACCTTTTGAAGGAATAATTCTATCCAACGTCGGGCTTGTGGATAATGTTTTTTTGTTGCCTATCCACTTAAACTCTGTGTTAAATACTGGGCATCTATCTGTTAAAATACTTTCAACATAATCTATCGTCAGATTAAAAGGGATTGCTTTACCCTTAATTCTATGCCTCGCGCTCTTTACCGCAGTTCCCGCCCACACCCGTTTTGGATTTCTTAATGTCCAAGCCTTAGTAGTGATGCGTCTTCTAGCGGCTCTATCGGTCATATATTATATAATGTATTCGGACGCCTAAAATCTCTAGGGTCTTCCCGCTCATCACTGGGCAACTGTATGAACCCACCCTGCCTGAATCTTATCAGCGCTAAGGTTGTCGAGTCGACTAAGTCATCGTGGTCCCCGTTTGGGAAGTCACTGCACTGGTCAATTACCTCGTATGCCCATCGCTTATCAGGTGCCCACACAAACCCAGAAGAGAATAAGTCCGTTACCGCATTGACCCGACTAATCTTGTCTTGTCCCTTGCCTGGCGTAAACTCCCCTGCCGGAACCCCCATCCTACGCAGCTCTTGGTATAGTGCCGCTCCGTTTGATTTCTTCTCCACCATAAAGGCGTCGGGCTCCCACTCCTTATACTCCTCCAGCACCATCTTCTTGAGCTCTGGGAACTCCAGCCGTTTCTGTACCGAGTTTAACAGTATGATGTTATACGTATCCGTCTCTTCGTTGAGAAACACCCCCCACGTCGTGAGCGCGTTAAAGTCCGAGCGGTTATGCGATTCTTGCGCCGCGTCCAACGACATGATGACAAACTCGCATTGCGGTGGTCGCTCCTTCTCCCATATCTGCCACCAGTCCTTTTTAATTAACGCACCTTCAAGGCCGGTGGGCTGCTGCATGTACTGTGCATTCCACAAGTGTGGCGCAATCGTGTTCTGTATTTTTTTAAGCTCAGGCAGTGGCCAGTACTCAGGCCATAGGGATGCCTCCCGCTCAGTCCCCTCGTTCATTATTGCCGGAAACTCGATGTACTCCCACTGGTCAGCGTCTGGGTTCTTTGCTGCGTAGTCCAGTAATTTCCCTATCAGGTCTTTCTTCGACCACCTAGTGTGCACGACGATTATCCCGCCACCCGGCTGGAGCCGTTGCCGTGGACCGGACATGTACCATTCCCATGCCTTATCGAACACGTCTGTGTTCCCACTAATGATATCCTGCTCATTGTGGGGGTCATCGATGATGAATATATCCGCACCCATACCGGCCGCACCAGCACCCACACCGAGCGCATTATATACACCCCCCTTGTTTGTGCCCCACCGACCAGCGGCCTTACTATCCGTTTGCAGGGTTACATCAGGGAACGTCTCTTTATATAGCTCCGAGTCGACCAAGTTTCGCACTTTTCGACCAAAGTTTACCGCTAACTCCGCAGTATGTGACGCCTGCATTATCTTTTTGTCTGGGTAGTTGCCAAGGAACCACGCCGGAAGCAGGTATGACGCAAATTCTGACTTCGTATGACGTGGCGGCAGTGATATTGCTAGCCGTTTTATCTCTCCACGGGCAACTGCCTCGAATTTCTCGGCCATAATCTTGTGATGTCGCCCCATAATGAACGCTGGCCACATCTGTTTTACAAAATCAAGGAAACTCGTCTGCGATACCCCACGTCGCTGCCGTTTTTGCAGCTCTTTAACCACTTTTAGGGTCGGTGCTCGCTTTTCCAGTGGCAACTTATGCAAGTTCGCCATGATTTGGTCAACTTTTTCAGCATCCAAGAACATTAAATGTTTATCTCGATGTCTTTTATGTTGGCTTTTACCGGTTCAGGCATTTCGTAGGTGTTGGTTTCCGGATTCAGGAGGAGTTTCAACGTTTGTTCTAGCTCGGACTCAAGTTCCTTAGTGGTTCGGTGCTCAATAGTCACCACACTACGCTCAATAAACATCCCCACCTCAGCAATCTTACCTAACAGCTCCAGCGCTTTGAGCCGCTCGCTGGCTTTCCCCGCCTCTTCGGACTCTATCAACAACTTATTCATCACGTACCGACGAACTTGTTTGGATTCTGCCACCACCTCATGGTCGTACTTGGTCAGTAACGCCTCAAGCTGCAGAATTACATCCGGCTTTTCTTTGTGTGGGGTAAACGGTTCTTGCTCATTGAATATTTTTGTGGCTAACCGGTCAGTTTCCGGCGTATCGATGACCTGCATGCCGTGTTGCATGAGCTCTATTGTGCTTCTGGCCCGTGCGCGGACCTCTTCCCTGTACGAAATGTCTCTCGCAAAGTGCACGTCAACTTCATCTACCCGTTCTAGAGTAGGCATGTATGCTTCGACATCTGCATCATCGAAGTGGAGCAGTTCATTTAATGTTTGCATGGGAGGCCCAAGTTGATTACACGCGTATTAAATCATAGCTAAAAATTTTTGTATATATATTTTTTACTATACCCCTTTTAAAAAGTGACGGGGGGTGTTTCTATATGGATAGTTTGTTATAGACAAGTACCTTTTTATACCCCCCACCCCCTAATTATTATGAAAATTGTGCATCGTTTGGCTGTGGCTTAGCGCAAGCGAAGACCGGGAGTCCCAAGAAAAAACGGGTGGGTCGGGGTATAGTGGGGTTGGCGGTGGCGGGCTTTAAAAGGCCTTATAGGGTGCGAAAAGGATTGACAAACTCACTGTATTATGCGACAATGTAATCACTCGGTAAGGCAACGAGTTTTAACTAAGAGGATTTAATATCATGGCTACACCTAAACTAAAACCAAATGCAACACCTTCTGAATTCAACAATGCTATTGAAAGCATGAAAGCAGAAAGCAAAAAACCAATGCAATACACTATCGAAAGTATTTTCAAAGGCGAATTGGTTTCTAACACTCGCGCATTGTCAGTGCTAACATTAGACAATTATTTCACCAATGCTAAAGACGGCATGGCATTGAATGGCGGCTTAACTGATTTATTGCTAGCAGGCTTACCATTGCAATTCGATAGCGTGAAAGGCTTTTTAAATACGCTAAACGAAACACGCGATAAAACTAAATACCCTAATCGCTTTCTTCGGTCTGATGTAAGCGCAACATGCCAAGCAATTGATTTATCGCTAGCAATACGCAAGGCAAAAACTGGTGAATTGCTTACAGCTTGGAATGCTTCAGTAGAAACAAAGCAAAAAGTAAACGAAGCAAATGCAAAGGCGAATGTAATGCTTAAGAAAAACGGCGCATCATTAAAACCTATCACTCGCACTATGCAACCAAGTTTGAAAGGTTTGAAAGACCTAGTAATTAAACCAAAAAAATCCAGCGCCGAGGAATTGAAAAATAAGTATATCAAATCCGCTTATGCCTTAATGGTTGAAACGAAAGACAAAAACCTAAATAAAATTGTGGCTCTTATGTCCTCAATGGGTATTGAAATAAACAAGCCGGAATAGTTCTTACATAAGAGGTTAAGCCACACCAGTTAATTCTGGTGTGGTTTTTTTTCGAGAACCAGTGTCAAAGGGGCAAGCGAGCCTGCGAGCGAGTGAACGAGGTTTGCTTTTTAACCGAGTGAACGAGCGAGCAGGCGAGCGACGACACTGGTTCCTGTGGGCTAGGTTTTTAGCATGCGCGTATGGCGCACGAAATCCTCTTATATAAGAGCTTTTTCGATGTTAGTGGATACTTACTAGGCTGTATAACGCAAGCGCAGAGCCAATCGACACGAAAAATGTTCCAAAAGTCAAGCGAAAAGTTCTACGCGTTCTCGAACAGTTGCCTATTTTTTAAGCAATGTTCCAAGTTTTTGTAATGTTCCAAGCAATTTTGTCCATTGGAACATGGCTATAAGCAAGGACTGGCGTGGCACGGACAAAAGCGCGTGCAATGTTCCATCAATATATTACTATTAAGTTTATAAAAGATATATAAGCGCATTTTTGTGTTGGAACTTGGTCGAGGAGTGTGTTTTGCCAGTAATCTACTTTTCACTCTCAAAAAACATGGAACATTTGGAACATTTGGAACATTACTTATTATTCAAGCACTTACGCATAAGTTTTTTTGGAACATCGTTGGAACATTTGGAACATTACTACGAGTTCTCCCCATACCTACTTCTCCATAACGAGTTTATAAACAACACATATCCATAACAAGTTTAAAAACAAAACACCAAAAATAGACCGCGTAGATGGGAACATTTGGAACATGGAACGCACATCACGCTAAGTCATTGATTTTAAAGCGGAAGCTGGTCGATGGGGATTGACAAACGCTTCAAAGTGTGCTACAATGGAGTTGTTTTAAAGAAGTGGTTAAGTAGTTTAGTAGTTGTGGTGGTGGTGCTACGGCATTGCCCATCATGTGCATGCAGTCTTATTGGCAGGCTTCATTCTGTCATGCACATGTTGCGCTTAGGCGACCTTGTTCTTTAATAATTTGGTGAGTATGCCCCCCAAATTCCTCTTATATAAGAGGTTTTTAATCCATGCGTTAGATACGCATACTGGCACGAACATACGAGAAACAGAAAAGTGCACGAAGTTGCAATTGTGTAAGCAAGCAACGATAGCAAAGCATGACGCAAAAGCTACGACGAAACCCTGCACTCCGCAGAGAATAGTAGTTCAACATCTTGTAATAATAAAGTTCCGCTACTGTGTAGGCGGTAAAACAAGTAAGAGTTAAAAGTTACGACCAGTATTAAGTATCTGATAAGTGGTGCGACTGACGGGTGGCATACCAAATGGGAATGTGCATGGCATGAATACGAGCAGAGGTGGACGAGGTGTAATAGCCAACTCACTTCATAACGCTTGAGCCTAAACACAATAAGATTAACTGACGAGCCTTGTATAGGCGAAACGGTAGCGACTACCGTCTTAATCAATCCTCTTATATAAGAGCTTTTTAACGAAAGGAATAGCAATGGAAAATACAGACAAAACAGAACAGGCGGTAGACAAACTTATGGGTATCAGAGCCTATACCGTTGCGGTGCGGATGACAGGCTATTACAACATAGTAGTTAAGACCGATGACCGAGAAAGAGCCGAGCAGATAGCACAAGACCACATATACACATGGGAGGACTTGAGCTATCAAGGTGATGTAGAGATTGACCACATAGAGGAGATAGAGAATGACTGATACAACCGATGAAGTAGTGCAATCAGCAGTAGATAAGTTAGTAGGATTAAAAACCTATTATGTGTATGCGCGAGAGGAAGTAACTTACAGGGTAAAAATCCAAGCGCACGATGATGACGAGGCGTGGGAAATTGCACACGACCATTCTTATGGGCTTGACGACATAATCGATGGCAATAACTTTGAAATTGATGCAGTAGAAGTAGAGGAAGAGCAAGTATTAGTTAATTCAACCAAAGGAGAAACAAAATGAATGGTATCAATAATGTAATAACACTAGCCGATGCGGCTTCAATCATTGCGGCAACAGGTGATGTAACGACAACAATTTTACTGGGCGAGCCAGGCATTGGTAAGAGTTCAATCCGCCACGAGATACTAGCCAAACTTGGTTGGGGTGATGACCAGTGCGTGTATCTAGACGCACCCTTGCTAGACTTCCCCGACTTCTATATGCCTAGCGTGGTAGATGGTGTAACACATAACGCATACCATCAGCGTTGGCACTTGGACAGCGACAAGCCACAGTTATACATGGTGGACGAGATAGGCAAAATGTCGGGCGTTACCAAGCCGATGATTACTAGGTTCTTGCTAGAACGCACGGTGTCAGACAAACCAATTCCAAAGGGTTCTATAGTATTTGCTACCAGTAACCTAACGACCGATGGTGTGGGCGATACATTCCAAGCACTCTTGAATAATCGTGTGCATGTCAATCATGTGAGCAAGCCCCCTGCTACTGATGTGGTTGAGTTCGGGACTGCGCGAGGTATGAACGGAACGCTACTGTATTTCATTGGTGAGAACCCCGAGGTGTGCGCTAGCTATGTGGACATGACGGAGGAGGAACGCAAGACCAATAAGTATGTGTTCAATCCTAACAGCAACACAGGCGCGTTTTGTTCTAATCGTAGCTTTTGGTTTGCCAGTAACACACTCAACATGATGGAGGCAGGCAAGCTAACTAGACCGCAAGCAATGGCGCATATATGTGGTGCGATAGGCGCACCTGCTACTGGTGAATTATGGGCAACAGTAGAGCTAGCAGACAGCCTACCTACGCGGTCATCTATATATAAGACACCCGACCAAGCGCGTGTACCAGACAGCCTAGCTAGTCAGTTGTTGTTAGCTACTCGCCTAGCTTCGGGACTAGACAATGACAACGCAGATGCTACGACTACTTACATGTGCAGGCTTGAGGCGGAGATACAAGCCGTAACAGGACGCATGATATTCAAGAGCAAGCCGACCATCGCTATGCGTAGTCAAGCAATGCGCGACTGGGTTACATCATTCACTAAAGAGTTTATCTAATGGGGATTTCCTCTTATATAAGAGGATTTCAAGACCCAGTGTCAATCAAATAACAGGAGAACGAGATGGACAAAATCAACTTAAGCAATCAAGCAATACTATGCGAGCTAAACATCAGTGTGCCTAGCTTTCGCAAACTAGATAAGAAAGTTTCTAAAGAAGTAACGACAGCCAAAGGTGCGGACGACCAAGCAGGGCGTTTCAACAAGTCATTGTTCGCAGGCGTCGAGCAGTTGGAAAAGATACAGAAGTGGGTAGCCAACACTCGCGTGGAGTTCTACGCTAAGACATTGCCGTGGAATGATGGCGGTCAGCGTCTGTGTGATATCCGTAACTTCATACCAGTAAAGGACTGGCTAAACACCAAGGCTGGAGAGATGAGCCAGTTAGCCAATGACTTCGCGGTAATCTATCCGAGCTTGGTATCAGCGCAAGCGTTTCGCATGGGGACTATGTTCGACCGCAGTGAGTATCCCGATGCCCACACTATCTTGGACAGGTTCAACTTCAAGTTCTGTTTCGTGCCGTTACCTGAACGCGGTGATTTCCGAGTAGATGTAGGTCATGACATTGCAGATGAGCTAAGCAAAGAGTATGCGCGAGTGTATGAGGAACGCACAGCACAGGCAATGGGCGACCTATGGGATAGATTGTATAAAGTTACTAAGCATATCAGCGAACGCTATGCGGACAATGACGATGGCGGTAAGAAAAAGATATACGACAGCGTCTTAGATAACGCAGTAGAGCTATGCGAAATGCTCAAGGTAATGAATGTAACCAACGACCCCGACCTTGACTGGGCTAGACAGAAACTAGAGGAGGCACTGATGGGTGTTACGACTGACGACCTCAAGAGTTCTGATGGTCTGCGTAATAAGGTAAAGGCTAGCGTTGATACATTGCACGACAAGTTGGGTTGGTAGTAAGTAGTTAATATAAACTTCCTCTTATATAAGAGGATTACTAAGGAGATATATCATGGTTAAGAAAATCAAAAAGCAATACATATCCATAATGGGTAACCCCGACTGGGTAGCAATGAGTGGTGTTCTGTGCTTCGGCACATGGAAAGTTGATGCCACCCCGACAGCATGCACTGATGGTAAGAATGTGTGGTATGGCGCAGAGTTCTGCAATGACTTGCCCGACCCCGAGCTACGCTTTCTTATCTTGCATGAGAACATGCACAAGATGGCACGGCACATGTATGTATACAAAGCTATGCATACCTTAGATGGGCAACGCGCTAATGCCGCGTGTGATTACTGGATTAACGGTGAGCTTATCAAGCAAGATGCGCGTAAGGGTTTTATCAAGATGATTAAGGGTGGGCTATACAATCCTAAGTATTATGGTTGGACAGTTACCGCGATATTCAAAGACCTCGAGGGTAAGGAACAAGGCGACGATGAGGGTGGCGATGGCGGTGATGGTGGCGGTGGTCAAGGTGATAAGCCTAAAGATAATAACGGTAACGAGATTACCGAGGGCTACCCTAAATCGGGTGGCACTGACGAGCATGACTGGGAGGGTGGCGACCTATCCGATGACGAGAAAGCTAGCCTAGAGAAAGATATCGAGATTGCTATCCGTCAAGGTAAGTCATTGGCAGGCAAGATGGACGGCAATCAATCACGACTATTCGACGGCATGCTCGACGGCAAGGTGGACTACAAGAAAGAGATGGCAGAGTTCCTCAAGCAAGTCATGGCAGGGCGCGACGAGAGCAGTTGGTCTAAGATTAACAGACGCATGTTCCATGTCGGTTACTTCCCTAGCGCAGTATCAACAACATGCGGACGACTTGCAGTGGGGATTGACGCCTCGGGTAGTATCGGTGGCGACATCATAGCGCGTAGCATGGGTGAGGTTAAGAAGTTATGCGTAGAGATTAACCCTGCAGGGCTTGATGTGATTTGGTGGGATAACGAGGTGTGTAGTGTGCAGTCTTTCGAGCAAGGTCAGTATGACAATATCGACAATGTGCTACGCGCTAAGGGTGGGGGTGGCACTAGCCCACAGTGTGTTGCCGACTGGCTAACCGCTAACAAGACTATGAACCACGAGTGCTTGCTTATGATTAGCGATGGCTATGTGGATAGTTTCCCTGTGTTCGATATCCCATCACTATGGATAATGACTACGGACGTAGTAGCACCGCACGGCAGGACAGTGCGTATTGATGTGGAGGGGGACTTCTAATGACGATACCTAAAAAAGCCCTTGATGGGCTAAGCATGTGGGCATTGATGTTTGGGCAAGAGTATGTAACGTTCGGTGAACTAGACGATGCCGACATGCTTCAGTTCTTTGTGTTAAGTAAATACACAGATGATAAGTATTTACAACAAGGGACTGCAACATATGCACGAACTACCTATCGCTTAACTGATAAGGCACTACAAGCAATTAGGGAGGCAGTATGACTATCGACCCGAGTAGGTTTTTGAAATTAAAGTGCGAGGGTGTTCCGTATAAGAACATAGCAAGACTTATACACAAGCGGACACATACCGTTAAATCATGGTTAGGAGTAACACATTATGAGCGACGCATCTACAAGTAACGCAGAACCAGTGTCTGTACCAAGTTACGAGGAATTTTGCGCTATGCAAGATGACGACTACGATTGGTGGGATTGGATATTAGATGACCAATGCACTTACCTCGACAATGAGTATGGGATTGACATTGAAAAGAAAGATGTATGTTTCGACCTGTATCGCAGAACCTGCGCGAGTAAGGGGACATTGCGACCTAATGCAAAGTTCTTTACAGAACACCACGATGTGCTTATGAACGCATCAGCAGTGATGACCGAGGTGCTACGCGAACGACTGTATATAGTTACATGGGACGCCTTACGCAATGAGAATGGGAATGAATATCGCTTTGACGATGAAGCGTATGGGCATGATTATGTGTTTGCGTCTGGACTATTTGTGGGGTTACCTATCAACGAGCTAATAGAAGCCGAGGGCGCAAACAATGTTAGCCATTGGATAAAAACAGTTGAGGGCATACTCAACGACGCGCACTACGACATAATCAAAGCCCTTGAGTGTGAGGACGAATACCGTAAATCAACAGAGGAGTATGAGGAATGGATACGCGCGAACTATTAGCAGTAGGCAAACTACTTGGATACAACGTAGTAGCAAAGCCAAATCCATTTGAGCGAGGCACTTGGACAACATATATAAAGTATGAGGGACAGCATGCGATGATAATTATATCGTCATCAGCAATGACCGAGGACAGCGCAATGGAACGTGGGTGGGATTGGGTAATTGAGGAATTAAATAAAGGAGAACGATATGGGATATAGAAGTAGTGTGGCAATGATGATAACAGGTGATGAAGCAATTATTGCTTCGATTGTAGCCAAAATGAAACTAACAATGCCCGAGATATTTGCTACTGACTACTGGGCAGAGGCATTTACGTTTGGGGACGATTGCATTAAGTTCGCAGTTCATGACGTCAAGTGGTATGACGGTTATGAGGACGTAGATAAGCTGGACAAATGGTATAAAGAAATTGAGGAGATGTATAACGAGGCTTTATCAACAGACGACCCAATGTCAAACCTTTGCGGTAAGTTCGTAAGGATAGGCGAGGACGTTGGGGATATTGAGGAGGAGTATTTCGGTAACGATTATATAGACTCGCCGTATGTATCACGCACCATCGAATGGTATAACTAAAGGAGAATTATTATGTATGGATACAGATTAAATTCACACATCAGTAGCTTTGATGATATAGAGAAACGATATGCAGAGGTCAAGCCTATTAGAGGGCAGACATGCCGACCGATAGACAACCGACGCAACAAGCACATGGAGTTGATTAAACACAGCGATGACAAATACTCATGCCGTTTATATCGGACAGACTGTGTAACTTATTATAGGGACGGCACGATTGAAGTTGATTGTGATAATTGGCATACACAAACAACAAAAGACTTTATCCAAGCATGCCTACCCAATTGGTGTAACGTGTGGATGGTGCATAGTGCAATTCATATCGTAACAGGCGACCCTTTGAAACAATACCGTTTGGGCAGTTCCCCGATGACCATTAAAGATGGGGTAGTTACAGGCGCAGTGCATAACTATAAAAAACTTGTGGATAAACCCCTTACTAAAATAAAACGTGGGCAGTATAAGGCGTTCATGGATTTTGCCCGTGTGTTTATAGATACATTGGGTATGGATATACCTAAGCCCGATAGAGATGCGCCGATATGGCGTAACAATAAGTTTCTATCCAATCCCGAGGAGTATACCGAGGATGATTACATCGATGTGTTAGGTGCTATGGCATACGACAGATGGTATGTAAGCCGCCCCCCAAAATCATACAGTCAAATTAAGGCCATGCTATATAAGGCAGGGACTGTATATCGTTCAATAGAATTACCAATAGGAGAGATATCATGAAAGAGTATCTAATGATAGTAGCAATGTCGGGGCTTGGGCTGTTATGGCTTTGGCTATTTGTAGTATTAGTATTTAGTTTATAAGGAGAACGACGATGAGTGAACGCAAAATAGTTAAGTGGTATGTGCAGGTTGAATGGGACGATAACACCATTGAGCAATTATATGGTGGGGATTTGCCCGACTGCGTAACAGTAGAACTTGAGGCATACACTCAAGAGTTACAGGACTATGAGAATGGGGGGTGGGATATGAAATCTAACGACGATGAATAAATAAATTTGACATGCATAAATTAACGGCATACCATTTAAGACCAATGACAGAGTAGCTGTCTATAAAGGAGAGTATCGTGTGCTAGAAATTCATTTATTATCCCGAGAGGATGAGCGACTTAAGCTCATCAAAGTAATTGAGTATAAAGAAGGACAGGTAGCATCAACAACCGAGTATGCAACCGAGGACAATTTGCCCGAGGATATACATGTGAAGCTATCAGCATTAAAACTAGTGACCCCGCCCGATGACATCGACAAGATAGGGCAACGGGTCAATGACATAGTATTTTGGATTTATGACTAATCAATAACGGAGAATCAAAAATGAAAACAATTAAATTAAGTAGGTCAGCACGAGTAAGAAACATCTTATACAAAAACCCTAACCTGCGGGCTAAGGAAATTGCAGAAAAGGCTAAGTGTGATATTGGACTGGTGTATACAGTCAAGTCAGCAATGAAAAAAGCAAGCACCTTAACCGACCTTGCGTACAACGTATCTAAAGGACGTAGCAAGTTAGCGCAGTTAATGGATAGCCTACCTACGCAGAAACCTAAGCTACCTATCCGCATGATGCACCCCATAGACATGGTAAACAGCCCACCGCACTACACCGTAGGGGGTATTGAAACGATTGACTTTATCAAAGCCAAGCTATCAGCAGACGAGTATCGTGGTTATCTTATGGGTAACTGCATCAAATACTCAAGCAGACTAGGTCATAAACTCGGGTCAGTAGACGCAGGCAAGTTGGCGTGGTATGCCAATAAACTAGAGGGAGTGTGATATGGTTACTGAGAAACAAGCAATGATGGACAGGCTTATCAATGCGAAGTTATTGATATCTACCGCATACAACTCAAGCTATTGCTCAGAACACAAATCAATCGCCGACAATCTATCGTTGGCGGACACCCTAATACAAGACTCGATTGAGGAACTGGAGGACGACGATGAGATATAGACCGAACTACCATGAGGATAACTATCGCTTTAGGCGCACCGATGCATGGACAGGTGCAGAGTTTGCCGATGAGCCACAACATACCAATAAGGGTGGGGTGATGATTGCCCTATTCATTGCGGTTCTACTGGGGCTAGTATGGACAACGTAGCGGTATTCGTACCAACGGTCGACCTTGATAAAATACGGATGGAGTTATATACCGAAGTATTGCAAGGCGACCGTACTGGCAGAAGTCTGGTGGAACAGGGGTTTTCTAAAGATAACATCAAGGCTTGCATGAAAGTGCTAGTTGAGCAGGGATTGGTATTTAAGTACGGGGTAGGTAGTAATACTTACTTTACAGTAACCGAGCGTGAGGGGGACGATACACCATACGCAAGGAAACCTGCCCTCGTCGAGGTACCAGTGTCATTCAAAGAAAACCCTGCGCTTGCGTTACGCATGGGATACACCGACATTGCGCCCCCCACTAAAGACATTGTTGCAGATAAACGAGTGCTTACCTCGGTTCGGTTTGTTAAAGAACTTGCAAGACGAACCAAATCTTGGTAAGCATAATTACATATTAGGAGAATGAAATGATACCTGCATATTATGCACAGGCATTAAAAGAAGTACAAAAAACAGACAGCCATATTCCTGCAACTGCGAGGGAAACCGCAGGGTCATCACCAACCCGCATTGAAATGATTGATGCCATAGTAACTCAAGCTAAAAGCACCCACCCACACCTGTTCGTTAGTGACGATGAGGAAACAATTAGGCGACTTCGTGCGAAAGGGAGAAACAAAATATGATGCGCAACCCAAAGGCTTTGCATGTAGACTTTCGGGACTTGATTGGAGTTATGGGTAAGATACTACCATCAAACGTGGACATGATAGTAGAGCGCAATGGGTATTTTTTGGTAGGTGAGTGGAAGCGAGCGGGTGAAGACCTTAGCATAGGGCAGAGTATTTTACTTAAGCAACTTGCTAAGATTGATGACAAGTTCGTGGTGCTTATCATTCAAGGGCATACGGACGAGGGAGTCATGGTCATTGACAAGTTTTGGCGAATGGGCAATGATGGAATAATCCGCGCTTTAGGTGATACCGTTGAGAAGTTTAAAAAGTTTTTAGTACATTGGAAAAATGGAGTAGAGAAATTATGACACAAGGCGCAGGAGTACCAATAACAGACGCAGAGCTACGCGGCACACTAACGGCAATGCATGAGGGGTTGCTAGGTATGCAGGCTAGGCTTGACGACCACCAAAAAGTAATAGAGCAGTTGATGTTGGTAATGCAGAACATGACTGCAGGGCAAGTACCAAATGGATTTAGACAACCAAAGAAAGGACACTAACATGAAAGTTAAACGGACAATGCCAAGGTGGGTATGGTGGAAAACGGGGGAGTGTGTGGTTGAGGTAATTAGAACAGGGCACTACCCGACATCCATCATTGGTAAACTGCCTACTGGCAAAGAAACAGAGATAGACATTGACGAGCTTGACCTACACAACGAGGGAGTAGAACTATGAAACTAACACTAGAGTTTGATGATGAAGGTGCAGTGTACGAATTGATGGACTCAATCGTGCTAACGCATTTGAAAAGCACTAAAAAATCAATACAGGAATCCGACCCACTGATACAAGCGGACGCAGATTATGACGCAAACATCATAGCCGCAATCGACGTGCTGATTGGATACTTATCGGTAGCAAGTGAGGGATAAATGCAAGTCTTAATCGAATACATTCAGTGCTACTGGCAAGCGTTTGGGTTAGGTGTGATGTTTGCCGTATCAGTACAGTATATAAAGGAGAAGCATAATGCCGTGCACTAATAATTGCAATCAAGGGCGTAACTGCCAATGCGGACGTGATACAAGCGTAGACCGAGCCACCGTAGTTGTAGCAACATTACTACTTATTTGTATTGTTTCTATGGGATTTGGGGTATGGAAGCTTTTAAATGGAAACGCAGGACAGGACTGCGCTGTGACTTTGCAGTTTAAAGATAGTAAGGCAACTTACATTGGTAGGACTGTATGACTAAAGAGTTTTTTGAGCGTGGTAAACAGATAGCTAAATGGGCAGACAATAATATGACTAAAGACGAAGAGTTAAAGATGCGTATAGAACAAGACGAGCAATGGGAAAGAACGATTAACCGTAAATGGCAAGGATTAAGTGATGATGAGATAGATAGAATTTATTGTGACGTGCAAGATAATTGCGTAAAAGATTTTCCTTCTGAGTTGTATGCGGCTTGGATTAAAGCATTTAAGGAGAAGAACGCATGATTGTATACACCGAAGTAATATACGACACGTATGTAGGATTTATATCGTCTATCCATACAGAAAAAATGCCGCACAGTAATATTAAGCTTACTTTTGATGACAGTGGAAAGCTAATAGACGCGGAATATTTGGCGGATAAGTAACTATGCTGGAAACCGTTGGTGCAACTGGGTTTGAAGTACATTGCGTGAGCATTGTTTGTGGATATATCACTTTTTTGCGTTTAATTCGTGACAGACAAAAAAGTTTGTGTTGAATAAACGGTTTAAAATTACACGCAAGTCTACACTATTAGTTTAGTTTTGAACTAAAAGCGTTCACATAGTGTACAAACAGACCAAAATGTAAACCATGGTTTACAATTTTAAGGAATTAACATGAAAATAGAATTGATAGGCGACTTGATTGACCAACCCGACGGCAGTGCGATAGCCCAACTGGACGTGGACGAGGAAGGCAAGATGTATCTAATGCAACAAGGCTTCGAGTATCTAATACTAAAGGGTATCGAAGCCGCTAAGAGGGAGAAAGAAAATGGCATCACGAAATGATGTGACGGGCGACTTAATCAAGAGTCGAGTAAACAGTAAAGAATTCGAGGATAACTTCGATAACATCTTTAGAAAGAAAGACCCCCTATGTGACGTGTGTGGCAAGACATTGAGTGCCACGAAAGAATGCGCATGGACAAGTTGCCCACTTAACTGGGACGAGGGTAGAGCCGATATTATAGGACAGAACGGTAACATTGGATATGAGGAAGAAACGTAATGAGTGATGACGCAGACTTAGCACAGTCGCAAATGGAACGTGAAGAAGAAATCCGTAAACGGTACAAACCTAGCCCAATAGCTGAAGTGCAGGCTATTGGCTTCTGCTTAAATTGTTCCGAGGCATTACCAAAACATGTGCGGTGGTGCAGTCAAGATTGCCAAGAGGATTGGACAAGGAGAAAAAATGCGAACATGTAAAGTATGTAATGAGGCAAAGGAAGACTCCGAGTTTCATGCTAACAACATAACGGGATGGAGTACCCGATGCATCATATGTAGGAAACGCAAATCCCAAGCTAAAGCCAAGCACAAATACCGTGAACTACAAGCACTTAAGCAAGGGGCATCCGAAGCCATCAAAGCGCGGCAGGCTCGCAGGCTAGAAATTAAACTAAAAAACTTGCGCAGTGAATACAAAAGGTTTACTCTGATTAACCGAGATAAGATTAAGCAGTTACAGAACAAAGCAAACAATAGCAACCCAGTTGACATCCGCACTACCAATGCACTCAACCGTCGGTTAGCAAAACAAACGTTAGTGGAAGCGATGTATCAAGGACAGATTCAGACCGTGATGCGTGGTGAAACCCCACTAACTATAAATGAAATATGGAGAAATGAGTATGGCGATGACACCCGAGAAGAAAGTCAAGAAACAAATCACAACGATACTGAATGAGGCAGGGGTGTATCACTTCTCGCCTTACATGTCGGGAATGGGTAGGGCAGGTATCCCCGATATCATCGCCTGTTTTAAAGGGCACTTCATAGCAATCGAGGCAAAGGCAGCGGCAAATAGACCTACCCCACTACAAGACCGTGAGATTCTACGGATACAACAAGCAGGTGGGCATGCAATGGTGGTGAACGAAACCAACCTTGACGACCTTAGATTTCTAATTACCCATTTGACAGGAGATAATGCGTAATGGACATCATCACATTAGACTTTGAAACCTATTACGACAGGGCATTCAGTCTATCTAAAATTACTACCGAAGCGTATATCCGCAGCCCCCAGTTTGAAACGATTGGGGTAGCCGTAAAGGTAAACGATGGTGCAACCGAGTGGTGCACTGGCGACTACAAAACAATCAAATCTTTCCTAGATAAATACAATATCCCAAAACATGCAGTATGCGCACAGAACGCGCACTTTGATATGGCTATCCTTAACTGGATATACGGCATACGACCCGCAAAGATACTAGATACGCTGTCTATGGCTAACGTGCTACATGGCATCAATGAATCGGTATCACTCAAGAACTTAGCTAAGCTATATGGTATCGGCGAGAAAGGTACAGAAGTCCTCAACGCGCTAGGCAAACGCAGGCTAGATTTTGACCGTGAGGAACTTGCTAGGTATGGCGAATACTGTATTAACGACGTCGAGCTTACATACACACTGCTCACTCACATGATGCCACAATTCCCAAAAACAGAACTTAGGCTGATTGACCTTACTGTCCGCATGTTTACAGAACCGAAACTTAAGCTAGATAAAAAGATGTTAGAGAAAGCCCTGTATGAGATAGGGGTAGAGCGCCGTAGCCTCATGCTTAAACTAATGAACGAGCTTGGGGTTAAGTCCGAGGATACTTTACAGAAACAGCTTATGAGTAATGACCAGTTTGCCAAACTATTAAAGGAGAACGGAGTTGAGCCACCACGGAAAATTAGCCCGACCACGGGTAAGGAAACCTACGCCTTTGCAAAAACGGACGAGGAATTTACGATGCTTGAGGACCACCCGAATCCAATTATACAGGCTCTTTTCGCAGCTCGTATGGGGTTCAAATCTACTATCGCTATCACTCGGTCGGAGGCGTTCTTGGGTATTGCTGAAAGAGGGACCTTTCCGTTCCCGCTCAAGTATAGTGGGGCTTGTGTTACCCATCGGTGGTCGGGGTTCGACGTTAACCCGCAGAACTTATCAAGAATTGAACCTGACAGACCCAAGCCTTCAGATGCACTTCGTTACGCGTTACACGCCCCCAAGGGCTATAAGCTGGTTGTTGCCGACTTAAGTAACATCGAGCTACGCCTAGGGCTGTGGCTTGCGGGGCAAGATGACAAGCTAGACCTAATTCGTGAAGGCATTGACTTGTACCGTGACTTTGCATCACAAGCGTACCAAATACCGTATGAATCCATTAGTAAGAAAGACCCAAAACGATTTGTGGGTAAGTGCGCATCACTATCACTTATCTATGGCACAGGTGCTGTTAAGTTGCAAGGGACAATCCGAATTCAAAGTAAGGGCGCACAAACAGTAAGCGATTCCGAAGCCCTATCACTAACCACCCTATACCGAACAGGCTACTCATCCGTAGTAAATACTTGGAACGATGGAACCAGTGTCTTGGACGCGCTAATGAAAAAGCAATCCAAAACCTTTTGTCGCAACGGCATTATCAGTACGGTTGAATTGGCTAATGGTGGCATGGGGTTAATTAAACCTAATGGTTTAGTGCTTACCTATCCCGAATTAAAACGCACTGTCAATAAAGATACCAAGAAGCCCGAGATAACTTATGCGCAACGGCATGGGCGCGATAAAGTGTATGGCAGTAAAGTTTTTCAGCGTGTGACACAATCATTAGCGCGTGATATCATGGCAGAAAATATACTGACTGCGAGTAAGAAGTATCATGTCGTTGGGACTGTGCACGATGAGTTGTTGTTATTAGTTCCCGAGGAACATGCCGAGCAAGCGTTAGTTGATGTGATTGAGATTATGCGAACACCCCCTGCATGGGCACCCGATTTACCGTTAGATGCAGAAGGTGGGATAGGTGATAGTTATGGCGACGCCAAGTAAATACGATGAACAAGGGTTTAAGCTATACCGTAAATCAAACGCGGGTAAAAGAATACCCATCGTAACGTATTCGCAACTAGACGGCGCATGTTTTGAGGATGATGGGTATGACCTTGAGGGTATATCTAGTGTAGTTGATATGCTTAAGCATGAGATAGACCAAGGGCACGGTGACTTTTATAATGTTTCATTAGGGATAACTCGAAGCACTGGGGAACAACCTGTGAGCCAAGAAGTTCATGATAAGTGGATGGCGGTAATGTACGATGAGAATTGGTTAAACGACCCCGACGAATCGCGCCCACCCAAGAAAGAAAAAATAAATGTATTTAGGACTGAACCTAAGATATTGAGCATGGATGAGTTTGCTGAAATTACATTAAAAGCCAACCTACGTGAGAAGTTTGCAAAAAGAAAACCCACGGTTATCCCACAGGCAAAACCGAAACCAGTAGTTGTTGTGGCAAAACCTGCCACACATTTATATACCGTGCAGGAAGACAAAGCTGACATCGAGCTATGCCTACAACAAATTGAAGCAATGTACAAAATAAGAATTAGTCGTGAAGGCCTTATTGGGTTGCTATTAGATGATATTCGGTATTCATTTAAAGGTACCCCATACATTAGTAGGTCAAAACGGATTACATGGACAGACGTGTATAAACACCTTAACTTAGTAGAGGTTACTTAATGAGATTGTCGTATAGTGCTATGAAAGATTTTGATGGGTGTGCTCGTAGATACTATCAAGTAAAGATACTTAATGCATACCCGTTTGAAGAAACCACGGCAACTATGTATGGCAAGACAGTGCATAAAGCATGTGAGGATTACATCAAGGACGACATTCCGTTAGGCGGCCACATGCGCTTCAAACCCATACTGGATAAGTTAAAGTCTTACAAAGGTGATAAGTATACCGAAATTGAAATGGGCTTAAGCACGGGCGGTGAGGTAAAAGACTTTAACGACGAGTTTGAAGGGTTCCGTGGGATTGCCGACTTAATCATTGTTGATGGTGACAAGGCGCGAGTAATTGACTATAAAACAGGCAGTGCCAAGTACCCCGACCCCAAGCAGTTAGAGCTGATGGCACTTATGGTGTTTACTAAGTTTCCCGAGGTTACAAGTGTAAAGGGGGCGTTACTATTTCTACTACACGACGTAATGGTAAAGCGCGAATACCACCGCAAAGATTTTGACTATTTGTTTAAGTATTGGCTAGATAAGCGTGTTAATATAATGTCTTGTGCGGAATTAGGCGTATGGAACCCTAGTCCTTCGGGGCTATGTGGATGGTGCCCACATACTGCATGTGAACATTGGAAACCAAAAAGGAGATAGCAATGCCGAGAGCTAAAGGACCACACCCACCCGAGTATTGGAAACTGCAGTACCAAAAACAAAAGGCGCGTGGTGAAACGAAAGACCAATTAGAACGTCAGCAAGCACGACGTGAGTATGATAAAAAAGGTATTGATAGGGCAGGCAAGGATATTGACCATATCAAACCGATACGAGCAGGTGGCAAGACATCAGCAGGTAACTTACGATTACGTAACCCAAGCGCAAATCAAGCAGATAATTACCACGGCACTGGCAAAAAGAAAAAATAAAAGTTAGCTAGGAGAATGCAATTTGGAAGTAGTAGAAAATCGTGCGCTTAAACTGCGTACTAGATTAGCTGACAAAATTTTAACGAGTATTACCAAGAGCAAACTTATTGGTAACATCGCAAACAGTGACATTGCAGAAGTTATAGTGCACTGGGGGCGTGATGAGGTGCGAGCCTTATACACAATGGGGTTTAAAACTGTCCCCCCTGCACCACTACGCAAATACAAATGGACTGGGATATACACGCCCATGTCCCATCAAGTTACCACCAGCGAATTCCTCACTACCCACGACAAGTGCTTCCTGCTATCCGAGATGGGTACTGGGAAAACTTGTGCGGCGGCATGGGCGGCTGACTACCTCATGAACCTTGGCGAAGTTAAACGGGTGCTGATAGTCTGCCCCATATCCATCATGCATGCGGCTTGGAAAGAGGATTTGTTTCGGTCAGTCATGCACCGTAGAATTGGGATTGCACACGGCACGAAAGAACAACGACGCAAAGTAATTAAGTCCGATGCAGAGTTCGTTATTATTAACTACGACGGTGTTGAGATTGTCATGGACGAAATCATCGAGGCTAAGTTTGACCTTATTATTGTCGATGAAGCAAACAACCTTAAGACCGTTACTACCCGTAGGTGGAAAGCGTTTAGCAAAATCCTTGAGGCACTGCAATGTAAGTTATGGATGATGACGGGTACCCCTGCGGCACAATCCCCCGAGGACGCATATGGGTTGGCTAAGTTAGTCAGTCCCGACCGTGTGCCAAAGTACTATACACAATGGCGGGATTTAGTGATGCAAAAGATAACCATGTTCAAATGGGTACCACGCCCACGAGCTAAAGACATGGTGTTCAATGCACTACAGCCTGCGATTCGATTCACTAAAGAACAATGCCTAGACCTTCCCGATATCATGTATACCCGTCGTGATGTAGAACTCACTGCTCAACAAGAGAAGTACTACAAAGCCATGAAGTCTTTCATGATGCTTCAAGCGGCCGGTGAGGAAATCAGTGCCGTCAACGCGGCGGCTAATATGAATAAGTTGTTACAGATATCATGTGGCGCGGTGTACTCGGATACTGGAGAAGTAGTTCGATTCGATGCATCAAATAGGCTAACTGTTATGGATGAAATCATTGACGAATCCGATAAAAAGACTATCATATTTGCTCCGTTTCGACATACGATTGAGCTGATTAAAGACCATTTATCTGCACGGAATGTGGGAACTTTGTATATCCACGGTGACGTATCACCTGCAAAACGAGGCGATATTATTCAAGCGTTTCAGAATGACCCCGATGTAAAAGTAATTGTCATCCAGCCACAAGCAGCTTCGCACGGAATTACACTAACTGCCGCAAGTTCGGTTATATGGTTTGGACCGACATCTAGTGTGGATACTTACTTACAAGCAAATGCTCGGGCGCATCGAAAAGGGCAGGATACAAAGGTAACTGTGTTTATGATTCAAGGCAGTCCCGTAGAGAAACATATTTATGATATGCTTGAAACTCGTGTCGACAGTCACATTAGTTTGATTAGTATGTATAAAGAAATACTACAGATTTAAGGTACATTAAAGTACTTGACAGAGATAATAAGAACGTATAAGATTCTTATCTGTTTACTTTTTAACGGAGAATTAAATGAGTGAAATATCAATAGACCGATTAGCAGGTGTCCTTGAAAAGATAAAAGCTAAGCGTTCCGATTTATCTAAGCAGTTTGATGCTGACGATAAAGTGCTTGAAGCAAAACAAAAAATGGTAACCGATGAAATCCTTAACATCTTTAAAGAACAAGGGATTTCTACCACTGGAACTTCTTACGGCACGATTTCTCGTGTCACTAATGACAGATACTGGTGTAGCGATTGGCAACCATTTTTGCAGTATGTTAAAGAGCACGATGCATTACATTTGTTACACCAACGAATCACCGTTGCGGCTATGCGTGAATGGATTGAACAACACGCGGATGACTTACCACCAGCTTTAAATTGTGACCGCACCTACGATATAAGGCTATATAAACCGAGAAAGGAAATTAAATGAACGAAGAAACGTCAACCATGAATGCCCCCGCTGACATATTAACCGTTGCGGAAGCCGCGAAGTTTCTACGCATTGAAAAGAAATTATTATATAAGCTAATTGATACTGGCGAGATTAGTGCTAAACGGGTAGGTAGAGCGTGGCGCATTTCAAGAGATACATTAGTAGCATACATTTACAAAGGAGAATCAAATGAGTAATTTAGCATTGTTTACAGGCGCAAAACTTCCATCATATTTAAAAGACATCGAGCTTGATGCTACGACCAAAAATCTAGCGGGTAGTGGCGGTGGTGGTAGTGGTAGCAAACGCATTTCAATCAAAGGCGGTGTATTCCGCATGCTTGTTAATGGCGAAGAATTGATGGTCAATGAAGACCGTGCAATGAATGTAGTTATCGTTGCATCATCCCCATTAGGCCGCACATACTATGAAGGTGCTTATGTTGAAGGTGGTGAAGCCAAGGGTCCATCATGCTGGTCCCCCGATAACACTAAACCTGCCGCAGACGTAACTAGTCCTCAAGCGAATACATGTATGTCATGTCCTCAGAATATCGCAGGTTCGGGCACAGGTGAAAGCCGAGCTTGCCGTTTTAACCAACGCGTTGCAGTTGTATTAGAAGGTGACTTGAATGGTGATGTCTATCAGCTATCGCTTCCTGCCACAAGTATCTTTGGTAAGGGTGTTGATGGTTCTAAACTACCACTACAAGCATATGTGCAATCAATCGTACAGATGCGTCTTCCTGTCGGTGCAGTAGTAACTGAAATGCGATTTGACACAGCGTCAGCTACCCCCAAGCTGATATTTAGCCCAGTGCGTCCATTGAATGAGGAAGAGTTTCAGTTGTGTAAAGCAAAAGGTGAAAGCGCTGATGCTACCCGTGCGGTAACAATGACTGTGTTCCAAGCAGACAGTGCGACAGCTAACAAAAATGCGTTTGCCCCAGCCCCTAAAGCAGCAATCGCCGCACCAAAAGAAAAGCCAGCCCCCGTAGTAGAAGAAGCCGATGAGGAAATCTCTGAAGTTTCTGAAGTTGAGGTAGAAGTAGCAATGAGTGAGCCAGTTAAAGTTAGTAAAGCCGCGTCTGAACCTGCCCCTAAAGCAAGTTTGACCAATTTACTTGACGAGTGGGAAGACTAGTCTTACTTAGAACTACCTGTCGGAAAAGTGGTGCCATCGATGTTGTGTTTAGTTATATTGCGTATGCAATAGGATGGCGCTACTTTCCCTGCTTTAACTTCGGGGATACAAATGAAAGCAATAGAATTTATAGATTCAGTGGTGCCTAGGGGTGGTACATACTGCATCATTGGGGTAAACCCCGCAACAAAAGTGCCGACCCAACGCTTTGCTACGAGCTTAGATGGTGTGGAAAAACTTATTGAGTCTATTGACCAAAAGACTACTAACACCTATTTCGCATTAAGTTCTTTTAAGGATGACACATCACGCAAGCAATCGAATGTCCAAGAGATTAAGTCGTTCTTTCTAGACATTGACATTAGTGATGACCCCGAGAAACTTGAGTCAAAAAAAGCCTACGCAGACAAAGATGAAGCACTAAACATTGCTCGTCGATTTATCGATAAGCACGGACTACCCCTACCTGCCGTTGTGGATTCTGGTGGTGGGTGGCATTTATATTGGGTATTAGATACAGCATTGACCCCCGAGCAATGGCAACCTGTAGCTAACCTATTCAAACAGTTGTGTATCCAGTCAGACCTATATATCGACCCCGCCGTACCCGCAGATTGTGCGCGAGTGTTACGTGTTGTTGGTACGAACAACACCCGTTATGGTATTAATGCCAAGTTCTTAGATGGTGTGCCTATCCCTGCACCTATCCCATTGACCCAGTTTGAATCACCATTGCGCGATGCTTGTGCCGCGATGGGTATTGTTGAGCGTAAGCCAAAAGCTAAAATTGAATACGACACCGCAACTAAAAATGCACTAGGGTACAAAGACTCTAAGTTTTCCACTATAGCCATCCGAAGCATTAAGGGTGATGGCTGCATGCAGATTAAAACCATGCTAGAAAAGCCCAATGGCGTGAACTACGATATGTGGTGCGCAGGGTTATCCATTGCTAATAAGTGCGTAGATGGCGAAACCGCCATACATAAACTATCTAAAGGTTACGACAACTATTCTCCACAAGCAACTATAGACAAAGCCGCAGAGTTTGATGGGGCGCGTACATGTGAATGGTTTATTGGGTATAACCCACAGGGTTGTACAGATTGTAAATACAAAGGGCAAATTGTAACGCCGATTAAGTTAGGGGAGTTTGTGCCCGAGTCAACGGCAACAGAAGTGGTGGTACCTGTAGTACCTGCGGTACCCGTACCGACTGGGATAGCTAACATAGCAATCGATGACCCCATAAAAGTTACTATCCCTAAACTACCGTTCCCGTATTTCCGTGGAGCCAAGGGTGGGATATTCCGCAAGGGTAAACCTTCGGACAGTGTTGATGGTGTAGAAGAAGACATCATGGTGTACGTGAATGACCTGTTTGTGATGAAGCGTATTAAAGATGGTGACCACGGCGAAGTGTTGCTGTTTAACTTAATCTTACCTATGGATGGGCTACAAGAATTTGTTATTCCGTTGATGCATATAACCTCATTTGATAAGTTACGTGATGGGTTAGCGTTTTATGGGGTGACAGCGAACAAGAAGAAAATGGAGGATATAATGGCATATATACTTACCGCAAATGATGCACTACAAAAGCATACGCGGTTAGAACTATCTCGCCCACAATTTGGTTGGGCTGACGAATATAATGTATTTATTTTAGGTAAGCGCGAGATTTCTGCGGCAGGTGACAGGTACAGTCCACCCTCCGTTCCCACATCATCACTAGCACCGTATATGGACCCAAAAGGTGACTACGAGAAATGGAAAACAGTGGGTGCAACATTGGGACGGCCAGGATGGGAACGCCATCAGCTAGCTGCATTGATTGCTTTCGGAGCCCCGTTAATGACGTTCACTGGTGAGCACGGCTTGCTGTTTAACTGCATCAATAAAGACTCGGGTACAGGTAAAACACTTATCCAACACTTTGTAAACTCTGTGTACGGTAACACGACACGCCTCATGATGCGGAAGGCAGACACGCTGGCTTCAAGGACGCATCGCGTTGGGGTACTATGCAACTTGCCTGCATGTATGGACGAGCTTACTAACTTATCAATGGCTGAAGTTTCTGACCTAGCCTACGGGTTCTCAGAAGGTCGTGGTAAGGAACGTATGGAGAGCGGTGCGAATAAAGCCCGTGTCAACAATACTTGGTGGTCCACGATAGGGCTGTCATCATCTAACGCCTCACTGTCTGATAAGTTGACCGTGAACAAAGCGGTTGCCGATGGTGAATTAATGCGGATATTTGAGATTGATATCCTTAAGCCCGAAGAACTGGATGCTGACTACGCACAGGAATTAGTGACCACACTAGACCAAAACTACGGACATGCTGGTGACATCTATATAAAAGCACTTGTCAGTGACCTAGCCGGTACGAAAGCGTTGCTTAAAAAAGTTAAGATGAAAATTAACAAGCTGATGAAAACCCAGTCAAAAGAACGTATGTGGGTTGCGGCATTTAGCGCGATGATTACTGGCGGTTACATTGCCAAGTCATTAGGCATCATCGACTGGGATATTGATAAGTTATTTAAGATATTACTCGAGCTTGCATTTGGTAAGCGCCAAGAGGCTAAAGACGAACTGTTAGACTTCGGTAGTGTCTTGGGCGAATTCATCAGCGAGAACAAAGGAGCCATATTGCAAATCAATGGCACGAAGGACCTGCGTAGTGGATTGCCGCAAGCCCCGATATTTAACCCTAACATTCGTATCGTAGGTAGGTTTGAGCCCGATTGCAAGCGGCTGTACATAGTTCGGTCAGTATTTAAAGAGTATTGCGTTAAACGTCAAATCCCATTCAGCGCATCAATAGCTAGTGAGATTGAGGGCATTAAGTATAAAGGTCCCGAAAAGATTCGTATCATGCGCGGTACTGGCATTGATGCTCCACCAGTTTGGTTACTCGCCTTCGAGGGCGATTTTGAGATAGAGGCAGAACATGAACAACCCGAAAATTAAGTTACAAGAATCATCAACCCATTTTGGCTACGCCGACAAAGAATTTATATCGGGAATTGAAGAGATATTTTTACAACGGTCAGTATATAAATTAGTAGGGGATTCGGAAGAAACCACACTAGTATTCCCAATAGTTAAACGTCATGATGAATGTACTGATAGTACCCAAAGACTTCATTCAGTGATGGGGTACATGATGGGGCGATTACATTTAGATATTACTGATATTCGATGTGGGTCACTGATGGGGTTATATGACCATAAAGGAGCATTAACTTCATTCTGGTGTGGTAGCCCCGATATGGCGCAACTTGAAGCTATCCATGATGGTTGGTCCGCATGGTATGAAGAACAACATATTGCTGTTGGTTTTGGTGGGGTTGAAGATTTTGAATCACAAGCATTTGATGTGATGTATGAAACAACCGATTGAATTGCCGATAGCTAGCATGGATAAGGGGGATAGTTTCTTTGTCCCCTGCATCGAGTATGATGAAGTCCGACGTGAGGCAACTAGGCTGTCAAAAGACTTTAATTACGATTTACGGATAGAAAGAGTTGTGTATAACGGGTTATATGGTGTAAGAATATGGCGCATTTAATAAATACGTGTATACTTCGGCTGTGAGTGGAGCAATCCATTCTCATTCTCCGTAGTAAACTTAAACCCCCGACCGCATAATCGGGGGTCTTTTTTATGCATCCAACTCAACCATCCGTTGATGTAACTTATGCACCCCAGTCAATGCACGTAGTTCTGCTTTCTCGAGGGCATCCAGCCTAGCTCTCTTTTCGGTGGGGGATAATTTTGAGTCCATTATCTTAGCTTTATTCTTACGAATATTGGTTACTTGAGTATGCAACGCATTTACCGCCGGAGCCAGTCCGATTGACCCCCTATGGTCTTTAGCCCACTTCATCGCTTTCTCACGATTACCTTCTTGTTGGATTGCTTTCAGTGTGGTCTTGGCTTCAGCTGATTTGTTAATTAACTCGTATAGCTCATTTTTAGGGCCGGTACCATATTCCGCTTGAACAAACCCACCAACAAAAGGTAAGTCCTGCATACGTAACGACGGCCTATCACTATCTAATAGGTTTATGAATTGCGATACTGTTTGCCCCATATACCCAAAGTATCCGCGAAGTATGTGGTCAATTTGGATTGGTGATAAATTAAGCGTCTCGCCTACTACTTTAGCGAGTTCAGAAGTAGTGTCAGTGAACTGATACATTGGGGCCTTACCCTGCTGGCTGATACCTACTACTGGACGTGCAGAATAAAAATCGTAGTTGGTCAGGTTTTCAAGCAATGGGCGAGCTGCTGTTGGGATAGGTACGGCTAATCCTGCGATTATTTCCCATGACTTACGTATAACAGTACCCGCGATTGCCGCGCTATTCACATCAGCATTTGGTTCATTCATTATCCAATACCTAGTACCACGTTCAATAGCTACTTTTAATGGACGTAATTCTTGAGGTACTGCGATACGTACGCCACCTAGATAGAAGTTATTGTCTTTTTGGTCGTCAGTTTTATTCTCGTAATCATCATCACCACTGCTAAACGCCGCGTACATTGCGGTAAATACTGCATACTTAGTAAGTGTAAATGCAAACATCTTTTTACCATCGGCTTTAGATACCCCAGTCAACCGACCACGCATAGCCGCAATATCACGTGCTAGACCTTGAATAGGTGGGTTAACGAACGGCATCATACGACGTAGGTAAGCAAGAGATTTAGACATACCAACTTGCTGGTAAGGCATATACTGCTGTGAACGAATAGATGCTAAGTCTTCTGCCGTGTCTTTGTCATAGCCTTCAGCGGTAAGTTCTTTCATTGCGTTCTTATAGATAGACTCACGAGCACCTAAATCACTGCCTTGTGCCATACGTTCAAAGAAATATATTTTACTGCGCCAACCTTTTTTATCATTACCGTGATACATGTCCTCAATGTCTTTAGCATCAAGAATATCTTTTTGCCCGATAACCCCATAGCGGTTAAGCATATCTGCATCAGGTGTACGCTCTGATTTAAACTGGTTATCAGCAATAGATTTCCATGTATCCGCTACGTTTCGTGCAATACCTGCTTTATTACCTGACACTAATGCCGCGCGTACTGGGTCTTCCATAGCCTGATTGAATACAAACTGAGGCATCATAGTAATACCATGACGTAGCCCAGCAACTGGATAGCGCATTAAATCCCATACCAATCCCGAAATAACTGGGGATGCAGAGAATGCCGCCATGTCGTTGGGGTCGTACATCACAAAGTCTTTTTCAACCCCATCTTTAAATATCCCCGCAACATACATAGATTGCTTTTTGCCTGACGGTACTTTGTTTTTAGACCAGTATCCCTGACCAAGTGCATCGAGCATGTCCGCAGTATGTATGGCAGCGTTGTTTTTAATGGCGCGTTGCATCATCCATGACATGTTAGCAATGTAGTTTTGTAGCGGGTCATTCGCTGTTTTACTAGACCCCTTAAGGTGAAACTCTCTACCCACACCCAACAACCCTGTGCTTACGCGTAGCGGACGCCCTTGCTTATCCAACAAGTCTTTTTCCTGTATGCGGTACAACGGCACGTAGTCCATGCGGTCTAAATATTCTTTAGCAACGTCACGGGTGTATAAGCCACTCTGCACCATCAAATCAAGCACTGAACCCCGCATTTCGTTACGCATATCACGCAGTTTAGTTAGTTCCGGACCGTACCTTCTCCATGCTTCTGCACTTGTTTGTTTATCGGAATCAGTCCAATCACTAATATCAACGCGGTTTTTAGGCGCAGTGTTAGCATTGTGTTTAGCTAAGTCTTCATAACGCGGACCATACCAACCGGCTGAAAGCATATCGTATGCACGGTCGGCACTGCCTAAATCTTTGGTAGCCTTTTCCAAAAGCGTGTGCCACTCGTTGCCTAGGTCAATCATGTTGACCTTACCATTTTCAGCACGAATAATCCCGCTCTTACGTAGCACTAATTTACCGTAGAACAACCCTGCTTGCGCAAGTGACATAGCGTTTGTGGCTTGTAGCCCGATAAGGTCAGCACGAATCTTACCTTGTGTTTTAGCATCAGTTGCTGATAACCCAGCATCAATAGCTTTACGCTCTACTGTGTATCGACCAGTAACAATCTTATTGCCAAGCATATCCATGAGTGAACGCCAAGGAGTGCTAGAGCCATTGAATACATCCGCTAAGTTTTCCCATAGGGTTTCTTTCTCTTGCTGCTTGAATTTAATCTCAGTCCCATCGGGGCGTTTTAACGCGGTTTTTGGCGCAGCAGATGGCTGAATACCTTGTTTGACAAATGCCCCCCTAATCTCTGCATCGTCTGCTGCCTTATCTGCTACGGATTTTACTTTATTTGCTTTAAGTTCTTTTACACGGTCTTCGTAAACATAAAAAGAAAATTTACCCGGCAAAAATTCTTCAAAAAGTTTATAGGGACTAACTTTAACCGATACCCCTCCAGTCCCACTATCAAAAACTTCCGCAGACGTTTTGTGTGCGGGAACATCTAAATCAACAAGCCCCATTTGACTTGACGTTGGCAAACTGTTGTACCATTCTTCAAACGGTTTTTTAAATACCACTTCTTCATCATAGTCTCGATGAAGACTTGAAATTAATTTATTTAAATTTGAACCACGAAATTCTACAGAGTCAACTGTTGCAAAGAAAACTATTTCTGAAAGGCTATTTACCTCATCGGCTTTACCTGTATATATGTCCGGAGCATTAAGAACTTCTTGTTTTAATTTAGTTAGTTTTTGATACAGTTCTTTTGGTAACCCTACAATGTTCCTGACTTCAACTGGTATGGCTACCACATGCCCAGCTGCCTCCGAAACATTTTTGTACTTGTCAGTTATTTGCGGGATTATTTCATAAATAGTTGGCTCACTATTAGCGGTTTTTAATTCCGTTTTCCAAACTTCAAAAGTTTGTTTAAATGCTTTAGAAACCCCTAATACGTCAAATATAATATCTCTACTTCGACTGTCTAGTAATTTACGTATTTCGGAATCGTATGGAGCCTGAGCATACTCCTCAAGCAACGCCCTAAAATCTTTTGGGTTAGACATCCCCATTTTAATTTTTTCACCAGCGTCGTTAATTTTTGCATCTTCTACAGTAGTTACTGATGCGTCGGATTTTTGTTCGTATCTACTAATATCAATTGGGCGCCCCACAACACGGTCTAGTTCATACAGGTATTTTGTATGTTCTTTAGGTACCTTTTGATTAATCCCCACCCCTAATCCCGACCATTCTGCAAGGTAGTAAGGGTTATCATTTTCAAAACGCGCAGAAACTATTGAATTTCCACGGTCAATATATAGGTAAAAGTCACCTTTTTCTAAATAGGATTTAGCAAAGCTCTGCGATGAGTTCCCAATACACCACGGGGATTGTGCAGTAGTGCCGGTATCTGAAGCAACCATAGTTAATCTATCGGCATCATCTACCCCTGAGAAATGCATCCACCCAGTTTTATTTGGCCCTAATGCAGCTTCAATAATCCCATCTCTTGGTGCCAAAATTGTTTGTTTGTACGCTTCGGCATAAGAATACTTTGGTGAGTTTCCTAGTTCTAGTAGATGCATAAAATGAGTAACAAACTCTTCAGATAACTCACTTACAGGTAGATACTCATTCTTATCAGTCATTTCTTTTATTGCATCGCCAACCATACTATATTTACTGGTTAAAAAGGCGATTAATGATTCAGCCATTTGAAATTCTTCTTGGCTAAAATGATAGTAATCAAATTGCATATGGTACATACTTCGAGTTGTACGCCTGTAATTGTCGTTACGAACGCTATTAACTCTGGCTGATGCTTGCTCCGCTGCTTGTTTAGGGTTTTCCCAAATATCACGCGTTGCATAATCTGCATTGACTACATTGACTAATGTTTTTTCTGGAAGTTGACTTAATATACGTTCTTCAGATACGTTTGCGGTAGGTACAAGAAATCCCATAGTCCCAACACTATCAATAAACCTTGTAACTGCTTTAGCGGTATATCCGAATTGTTTAATTTCATTGTAAAACTGATTTATAAACGCCCGTTTAACAGGGTCATTTTTGAACCCTAGGTCATGCAACATACTAGAAGCTGATGATGACTGTATCTTAGTGCTAGTTTCAGGCCCCGTAGATTCTTTTGATTCACGTGGGGTGGGAGATTGCAATAACCCGACTAGTATTGTTAAATCATTGTCCGATAATGCTGGTGTCGCTTCAGCCTGCACACCTACCGCGCTTGGTTCTGCTTTGTTTGCAATACGTGCTGCGCCGTACACAAGGTCTACGATTTCTTTAGCAGTTAGTTTGCTTGGGTCGTAATGCAGTTTTTTAATCGTAGCTAGTATGCCGTTCCATAGTTCTTTCAACCAACCAGCAACTTTTGCAAACTCTTTAGGCTGCGCTTTAAGTGGGTCAATACCATAGCGGTTAACTGCAATCTCTGTAAAGTACGCAATCACTTCTTGGTTGTAGCGTTCAGACCCTTCTTCTTCCTCTGACATGAGGGCTTTCTCATGCGCCTCTCTAGCAATGACATGCTCTATCTTTTTACCACCAACTTCGGTAGCCCATGTAAGCACACGGTTAGCAAGCGCATTAACTCTGTCTTTACCGATTAGCTTGGTTAGCCCAACGTGCGCACCACGTTCATGCTGGATTTTACCGCGAATGTCATTGCTAGGTATCTTACTAGCAACGTAGTATTCTTGTTTAGTAGTTGGGTCTACAAACGCAGCGGCATCGGCTTCCCCAGCTTCGTATTGCAAATGTGCAGGCAACTCTTCAACAGTATTAACGACAACAGGTGGACGCGCTTTGAGTTGTTGCGGAGTAAATAGGGTGTTTAATTCCGTTTGGATAGCTTCGACAGATGCCGCAGTATCACTAGGCTCAATAAGTTCTGGCATTGCGTATTTTGGTTTACGCGCTTTCTTTTTGCCTGCCGCTGACGCAAGGATATTCTCGTCTGTTGGTGCGTATGGTTCAATTAGTGTTGACTCAGTGTCAGCTAATGGGCTTAACTCTGCCTCACGAGCTTGTGTTTCGGCAACATCTTGTTGGATATCCGGCGCTATTTCTGGGGCGGCTGTTGGGGCAATTATTTTACCCCTAGCTACTTTTTGTTCTGCCCGCACTGCTTCTAAGTTAGCTGCTTTTTCTTCTGCACGTGCCGCTTCTTCTGCCTGACGTTTCTCAAGAATACGGGCTTGGATACGCGCCTGCACTGCCGCAGGTGATTCTTCTACTACTGGTGCTTCTACTACTGGCGCTTCCGCTAATGCAGCTGGCTGCTGCTCTGTTCCATCAGTAAGAAGTCCAGTGCTGTCTCCAACATCGCCCAGTGTAGCTGGCTCAACTCCTGCAATTCCAGCGGGGGATACTTGTCCCCGTTCATCAAGAACTGGAACGCTTGCTCTATTTGTTCGCTTGTTAAGTCCAACATTTGGGGCCTCCACAGACACTGGTTCTAGGTTCGCAATATGTTGCGTAGCCGTTTCAGCGGCGCTAAATTGTTTTTCTGATGCTTTTTGTTTGTAGTCTTCCAGTATCTCAGTTGCTTTAACTTTGTTATCAGGAACAGTTAAGTCACTTACAGCTAGCAATTGATTTCGTATTTTTTTGTTGCCCTTAGTTATACCCCACATGTCTATTAGTTCAGGGGTAATTGTGTTCGGGTCAACTGCAAATGTTTGCTCTAGCTCAGCCTGTGTGGTAGCCCGTGCAATAGCCTCTTGTGATGGTAATGTGTTGCGACGAGCACGGATATCGTTTTTAATTTGTTTGATATCGTCTGCGGTATATTGGGTTTTGGGGAAGTGCTGTTCAAACAATGCCTTGTCTGATAGAAGTTGCGATGCACCTTCTTTTGTTTGCATTAAGTCATTAATCGGGGGGATAGCTGCTGCAGCTTGTTTCTTAGCAGCTACTTGTTGTAGCACATCCACTGCCTGCTGTTTAGTCTCGGTAGCTTGTCTCGCAATCTCTTCTTGAACGGCCCGTGAGCCTGCACGGTCTTCACGCGCTTGGTCTCTATACCCTTTAGCTTGTTCTATTGCATAGGCTTTATCAGCCGCTTCTTGGTCTTTAAGTGCTTGTGCTGCTGCTACTTGGCCTTTGGCTTGACTGCGTGAACTTACTCCACCTAACCCGCCTAGTGGTGACATTAACCCTGCTTGGAATGCCGCGTCAGCGTATTCTTGTATTGCGTCTGGTGTAGTTAATGGTAAGCCAGCTTGTGCGCGTTCAAGCATTTGTTGAGATACTTCGGTCGGCATTTCGGCTAAGGCTGTCTTACCAACGCCTTTAGCAGCCGCGTACCCCAATGATTCTTTAGCGATTCTCTCCGCCGCTGCAGTGCCAAGTTCTTTAACACCAATGCCCAATACTTTACCTAGCCCACCCGCTAACAATGCAACTTGGTCTAATGCCGCTGAACCTATTGCTGCAGGGACTGCTTTTGACATATTAACATCTACTGGTAGCCCAGCTTCTTGTTGTACTTGAGCTTGACGCTCGATATTCGTACCGGTTTGTGGGATAGCTAATGATGCTAGACCACCTAATACACCTGCAATAGGCTTAGCGAATGGTCCAACAACTGGTAGTACTGGAGGGGTTACAGCGGCAGCGGCAGTTCCTGCGGCCCACATTCCACCTAGTTGAGGTATTTGTCCAGAGATAACCGCCGGTGCTTGTTTAATGCCTTCCCATGCAGCAGGTAATATGCCTTGTTCCTCGTAGATACGTTGAACTTCAGCTAAGCTACCACCGGGTAATTCCGTAATGGCTTTTTGACGTTCAAGCCCAGCAACTGCCGCTTTATCAGGGTCAATTACAGACTCAAGTGCGGTTCTACCAGAAGATAGCATGCGTTTAGCCGTACCTTTAAAGGCTTCACCCATACCACCTGTTTTTGGTGCGTTATCAATTGCGATTTGTTGCTGTAATGCTGAAGAAAACGCAGTTGGGTCAAGCCCTTCTGGACCTTCAAATGTATAAATACGTCCATTAGCTTCAAAATCATAAAGCATGTTTTTTGCCATACAAACCCTTTATACGTTACTTAGCCGGTCTCGAGCCTCTATATGCAGCTCCTTCTGGTAATCCTGAAATAGATGCATTGGACACTAATGGTTTTAACCCTAACTGAGCTTGCTGATTTCTTAGTTCAGTATTATATATTTTACTATATTCATCTGCAGGTAGCGTAGCACCAAACCCTGCGCCATACTGAAGGGTTAACGCCGCATTAGTATTATCAATAGCTTTATTATACGACTCTTGTTGCTTATATGTAAGATTTAAATCTTGCGTAGCTTTTGTTGCACGTTCAGTTGCAGCAATTTGGTTTTGTGAACGCTCAGTCTCACCAGCTTGTGCAATTGCAGCCCTTTTATTCTCTTGCTCGTTTGTAAACACAGTACTACGCATTTTATTCGTATCACCAGCAAATGCAGTCTCGTTAACATTTCTAGCCTGCACGTTCATTGCGTCTACGCTAGCTATAAGTGTCTCACGGTCTTTCATTGCTTTTAGTGCGCCTTCAGCGTCACCACGACCTTGTAGGTATTGGGCTTCGGCAAGTTTATCATCGGCGGCACGAAGTAATTTCTCTTCGGATTTGATGTCTTTAATGTCAGTACCATATTGAGTTAATCCAGCCGTTGCACCTTCAGCGATATTTGCCCAAGGATTCTGAGATTTACCACCCATCATGCCTAAACCTGCACGTAATGCCGCAGTCCAACCTGCATCGGTTCTTTCACCTTTAAGTGCTTCACGTTCTGATTCGTTTTTAGCAGCTTGTTTGTCATAGAACTCGGGGTCAACACCAGCATCTATCATTGCTTGTCTACGTTCTTCATTGTATTTAGTTCTATCAAACGCGGCTGGGGATTTAATCTTTTCTATATCAGCTTTTTCAATTGTGTAGGGTGATGCTGAATTAGCTTGTGCGGCTAGTAGCTCTTTCATTGGGTTAACTGATTTTGCGGGGTCTACTTTTGGAGTATCCACAGCCGCATCGGGTGATGCATAGCTTCCCTTATAGTTTTTAAAGTATTCTTTTTGTCGTGCTGCATAATTAGTATTAGGTATATTTCCAGTCTGTGCGGATGCATTAGCTACGCTGCCTGTCGGTGAAGGACCACTTCGTCCATCGTCACCTAAAAATTTATCAGTGAAAGGCGTGTTACTAAATCTTGGTCCTTCATAATCTGTTGGTAGTACAGGCTCACCTGTTACCGCATTAACTAACCGATTACCAATATTAACGACATTTTCAAGTCCTAATGACCCAAGGTTCATCAGTCCAGCTGCGGGTAATTGGATTA